AAGTCGTGTACTATGTTATGTCCAATAAGTATTGTACAAGCATCTAGTAACTCTTGTATCTTTTGATGTGCATCTGTGTCTGTTGACATTCTAAACAGATATTCTTCTTTTGTGTCTGTTAAACACCCAACCATAATCAACTCATTGTCTGTTTCAAATGGATCAAGATGTAACTTACCATCTCTAGTTGTGACTGTATTCTCTACGTCAAGTGTCAGTTTCATTTAATCTCTCCTTATGTTCAGTGAGATATATAACAGCATTTTTAAGTTTTGTCAAGCTATCTGAAAAACCACCTAACCCTGTATTACAATGATGACATATCCATCCTCTAAAAGTATTAGTGTCATGGCAATGGTCTAGTACCCACTTATTTAATTTTACTTGTCCATACTTACCTACTTCTTTTATGTCACGTTCACATATTGGACAACAGTAATCTTCGTTAGGATACTTATTTTCCTTACGTAACTTTTTTAGTGTGTGGTAGTTGCCTTTTAGACACGATGAACACGTTCTCTTCACCTCTCCTGTGGGTATAAGTTGAAAGTTTGAGGCAGGTTGTTCTATATGGCACTTGATACACGTATAGGCATCGCCAACGAGTGTCGTAGGTTTAGTATAACCAAATAAATCAGGGAAATCATTCATGCTTCATATCTACCAACTTGATAATCAAGCTGACAAGTTATAACACCATGCCATCCAGACAACTTATTCTTAACAATATTAAGATGTCTCTGCAAATCCTCTTCGTCACCATCTTCTTGCTTTGGTGGATTCTTTGCAATCAGTATCATTAAGTCAGCCTCTGCTGCTTTACCAGTTCTACTGCCTTCCATCATAGATTGGTTCAGTAATATCTTACCCTCTGCATCAGCAGATAATTGAGACATGTAGAATACTGCACACTCATGTTGCTTGGCAATCATACGAGCATGTATAGCATTAGCTTTGAGTGCCTCATCAGGTCTAGCAAAGCCACCACTTCTAGCAAACTTGTCTCCCATATCAAGTAGTACAACATCAGGCTTGTATGACTTACACACACTCTCAACCCAAGACATATCACGACCCGTAGCATCCTTTATCTTTATCTTATCTTTGACAGGTGCATACAAGTCTCTTGCTCTGCTTGGATTAGACTTAATCTGTTTCATAGTCATACCAGTAGATGCAGTTAGATATCTAGCACCAACTCTGTGACTACCCTCTTCGTTACACAAGACAATGCAGTTAGCACCTTGATGTGCAAATCCTCCCGGAGATGCAATCATACTTGCATGAAAAGATGTCTTACCAGTATTAGGTCTAGCACCTACCTCAATCAAGTGACCAGCATTTATACCCTCAAGTTGTCGTGTCAAAGCAGGTATGTTAAAGTTCCAACGTGCCTCAAGGTCATTCTTAGCTAATAGTGTATCTATATCCATATCATCCCACTCCACATTTAAATCAGGTGTAAAATCATCATTGTATTGCTCTAGTAACATACGTAAGGGTTCTAGACTAGTCTGTTGTCCATTGACATAATCAAAGCCAAGATTAGCAATGTCTTCTCCAACAACTTGTTGGAACAGTTTAGACAGAACCTCTTGTGCAACATCTGAACCTAGTGGTTGCTCATTCTTAATAGACTTAAACAAGGCTAGGTAAGCTTGTTTCTGTGCAGTAGACATTGATGGGTTACTTGATATGAACAAAGCCTCAATCTCATCAGGTGTGACTGTACGTTCATATCTGTCCATAGCTTGATCTATTGCTTGCTTAATCTTCCTAGCATCTTTGCTGAACAGTCTGTCTGGACATCTAGCACCACGATGCTCTTTGTAGAACTCTCTGTCCATTAAACTTCTTAGTAGTGAATTTTCCATGTATTACTCCTTTGGGGTTAATTTATACAAGTTGTAAATATCTTCTTCGTTTCTATACTTCAAGTCATCTTTAAGCCTAAGAACACGTACATCCGGGGTATAAGCACGTAACTCTCTAGCAAATTGTAGTATCTTAGGTAGTGCATCAGGGTCTAATGCAACAATAGCAGTTGAGAATTGTGATAAGTATTTCTTGTGGTCTTCTGATAAAGAAGTTCCAAGTATAGCCACCCCCGTGTGTATATTACTATTTGAAACACAAGCACTCACACAATCCTCAACGACTAAAGCGACCTTACCACAACCATATGTGTATGGCAAGGGGTTATTCCCATATCTTTTCCATTTAGGTAGAAGTTTACCCAATGACCTACCAGTTGCATCAACTAACTTACCATTATGTTCTATGGGAAACACCACTCGGTCATCCTTCACGTCATATTGTAAGTTTAATTCGTCTGCATCTAGTTTCCACCTCTCACAGAAAGATACGAGGTTATTCCTATTGTTATGTGGTACAATGTATTCAGGCATCTCAAATGTATCATCTGTAGTGACTTCTTTCCTTGCACTCACAGACTTGATATCATCTACAGATAACCTAACACGAGCAGTACCACTTAAACTACAGGAAATCTTGTAACAGTTCCACACTAATGAACCCATATTATTTGTGGCAGTAAATGTTTTATAAGAATTACAAACCGGACAATTTAATCTACGTGTTTCATCCATAGGTATGTTTAAATCTTTAACAAATTCTAATATATTATACATTATATATGTTCCTTATATATATATGGGTTCGGACAATATAAATGTCTTGTAACATGCATATTTCATACTGTCAATTTTTTTCTTGTACTCAATGCTAAATTAGCAGAAGCAAAGGTATTCTTCATGTAAGGTTTAACACTTTGTGGGTTAGTATGTCCTGTGACAGACATAATATTTCCCATTGACACACCAGCATCTACCATCTCAGTCGTACCAGTTCTTCTTAGGTCTGACAATCTAAGCTCCTTAGACAGTCCTGCAGAGTCCATAATCTTTCTGCCCTCTACTGGTAGCTTAGTGATGGTGTAAGGCTCATGTACGCCTCTCCTAGGGCGAGGGCGAGGTGCTACATATTCTTGGAAACCAAAATCTTCTTTCTGTTGTGTAAGCATTTTGTTTAATCCATCAGATATAGGTAGAAACACCTCTGCTCTCCTCTTAGATTGTTGTATGTGCATCTTCTGCTCTAACAAATCTAGGTTCTCCCACTTGATTACACGCATGTCACCTAGTCTTTGACACCATTCATATGCCATTTGTACAATCAAACCCAAACTTCTTGTGTAAAAATCAGAATATGCTACGTCTAGATATGCTTTCACATCTGATTGTGTCCACACTACCTTTCTAGCTATAGGTGTTCTTCTCTTTATACTTGAGAATGGATTGACTGTGCAATGCTCCATATGTATGCCATAATTATATACTACTCTCGCCACAGACATGACATGATTAGCTAGATGTATACCTCTCTCACACCATTGCTCATATGCAACTTTAGCCATCTTGGTAGTGATATCAGAAAAGTTGATACTGCCTAAACTTTGTGCATCTCCAACTTTTGTGTCTAACACGACACCAAGAAAGTACTGATATTGTACTTTAGTTTCTTCTCGTAAGCTCTTGAAATCAAAGGATAAATAGTACTCGTCAATTAAACTTGACAATTTTTTATTTTTCATTTTACACCTTTATTGCTATGTAAATACATAGTGCTATAATTAATAGTTTACCATAGTCAAGGTCATACTTTGTACCCTCACCATATTTTTTATTGAAATCTTTTTCCATGAAATCGTGTATTCTATGCCACATTCTTATTCTCCTTTATGTTGTTCATATAAAAGTGTCGCTGCACTTATTATACGTTGGTTGTATTTAAGCTGATAACCTGTACCAGCTCCTAATGCACTAACATCAACTAGATGTTTGTGATAATGTTTAATGCTTTCCCACTTATCTTTTAACTGCTTACACATCTCATCATATTCATAGTCTTTGATGATTGAGTCATGCAACTGATAGTAGATGTATGAGTGCATCAGATAATAGGGAACTAACATATTAGGATTAGTTCTCCATATGTCTAGATTACTTTTTGTCAATATAAACTCTAAGACATTTAGACTTATCTATAGGCTGACCTCTGTCATACTTTTGCCAACCCTCAGACTCTTTGACTTCATCCTTGAGGTATTGACCTCTGACACGCATCTTGTAGGTATCCTTGTTGAAGTACTTCTTTAGACTGTCTGTGAACTGTTGACCATCACAGTCATTAGGTATGTCGCTGAATACATAGTTATGACCTTTACTAGATGTACATCTTTCTACATATGCCTTATGCCAAAAGTCTGACTTCTCTACTTCTCTGTTATACCTATCTTGCCATATGGTGTCTCTGCTAGTTTCTGCATTGTGAGCATCAAACAAAACATTATATGCCTCACGTAAGTTGTCATACATACCTTGTAGATTTTTATTCTGTTTTCTAAGTTCTGCGAACTTGCCCTCTTGTGTATCAGTCCTAACATCTTCGTCATTCTGTCTCACAAATGCTCTGACCAAATGTTGAAAGTCCATATGAGATATAGGTATATCCTTATCCTCTGAAATTGAATAATATGTCTTATAGTTTAAGTCATACATATCATCTGCTAACTTACCAGTGCTTGTTGTTGCACCCAACATTTGTACTACTCTATGTATTTTCATGCCACTTCTCCTTTCATCCATTGTGGTTTATTTGTATAGTTGTATCTAGCAAACCTAGATTTGTCAACTATGTAGAACTTCCTATATGCCTCTATAGGAAAGAACTCGTCTGTCTTCAAGTCATCATGCCCACTAAAACATTGTGGGTGTGGTGTAATAAAGTTAGTGGTGTTAGGTATCAACTTTGTACCAAGAAATATAGCATCATAGTGTTTACTTGCACCATGAACTTTGTGATACCTTTTTGTATACTCTTGTAGCATAGCCACATACAAATTAGTTGCCCACATAAAATTCATCCGACATTCCATTGCCCATAGTGTGCATGGATGTTTCTGATGTACTGGTTTGTACAAGTCATTCTCCTCTGCATATTCTGGAGCATGATGCCACAATGTAGTGCATAGCATCTGTGCCTCTTCCAATGGCATCTTGACAACGTGTTGGTCACACAGAGATGATGCAATCTCTTGTGGTGTCTTCTCAATAATAAATCTATTCATTTTTTGTCTCCTCATGTAGTTTGCAGTATAAGTCTACACCAAAGTCATAGCCTTGTTTGTAGTAATGATGTGACTGTGTTTCATCTCTTTCTCCATTA